GTTGGTACTGGCTGTCCCACTCGTTGATGGTGCGCGTCTGCCTGCGCCGCTTCAGCATCTCGCTCGATGTGAAGCGCTCGGGCCAAGCGCTGCCGGCGTAGCAGTCCACCACTGCAGCCGGTGGCTTCTTGAACACCACGACCCGCCCAGTCAGGGTGTAGTCCTTGCCGGCAACCAGCAGCCGGGCCGGCTCACCGATGCCGCTAAAGATCATCTCGGGCGCGAACGGCAGCGCATAGCGCACCTCGGTGGCCATCTCGATGCGGTGTTCTTGTTCAAACATGCGGATGGTCAGGCAGTCCGCGCCGAGTCGCTGCTGCTCGTCGTAGAGGCTGTCGTGTGTGTGGGGCGTGCCGATGAACAGCTTCCTGCCACCAGGCACCAGAATGTGCGTCTGCTCGCCCAGCCTGTAGCGCAGCTTCTCCCGCGCCTCGGGTGTCTGGATGTTGCGCGGCACCTCCACGTCATCGTTCTGGCACTCGTCGGCGCGTGCGCTGGTGACGTTGGACAGGATGCCCTTGGCGTACATGCTCGCGTTGCGGGCGTCGGTGGCGCCATGCACCCACCATTGCTCCACCTCGCCCTCGCGCAGCATGCCGGCCGTCAGCGGGTGCGCTGCGATCACGTTCTTGGTGTCGCGGCTGGTCTTGTACGCGGTCGGGTCGCTCTCGGACTGGTGCAGGATGCGGAACGTCGGGTCGCTGTAGTAGCGCCAGGCGTTGTAGACGGCCAGCAGCGTGGACTTGCCGAACCCGCGAAAGCATCGCAGCACCGCCAGATCGCCCCGCGTCTCCAGCCAGTAGCAGGCGCGGATGTGGATGGCCGGCACCACCCAGCGCTGGCGCTCTGCCCACATCAGGAAGAAAGCCAGAAAGGTGATCTTAGGCTTTGCCGCCATGCGTGCGCCTGTCGAATGCCGCCTTGCCTGCCCCCGCCTGGATGCGCTCCAGTGCCTTGGATGCTTCCCGCTCTGCCTTGGCGATGGTGCGCTCCAAGTCCTCGCCGTTGTCGCCCTCCTTCTCGCTACTGCCATCGGCACGCCGGGCCATGATCTCCTCGGTCTTGCCCAGCAGCATGAAGGTGGCTGCGGCGTTCTTCTTGCACCAGTACCTGTCGCCCCGGGTCTGCTGGTCAACATCGGCCAACGACTGACCAGCGCCCGGCCACAGATCCGGGTCGGCTTCCTCCAGCACCACATCGGCCAGCTTCTCGGCCAGGTCTTGCAGTCGCTTCAGTTGGTCGGGTCGCATCAGTTGCCTCCTGCCATTGCCTCAAAACTCGGGGCGCGCTCGGGCGCGAAATCACCACCCGGTGACCACCAGTAGTCCTGCCTCCAATCCTTGCGCGCCTTGTTTTGGATGCGCGACAGGTAGCCCGGGCTCATGGCCTCTTGTGCGGCATGCAGTCCGGCCTGGTCGAGCGCCGTCTTCGCGTACCAGAGGTTGACCAGCGGCAGATGGCTGCGAGCGAACCGCATGGCCTCGGCGCCTGCGTGCGTCTGCTTGCCTGCGCGCCTCTCGTCAAAGTTGCCCTTGGTCAGTTCGTACAGGTCGGCAGCGCTGCCGAAGGACGGCCCCAGCAGCAGGCGCCCGAAGCTGTCCATCGGGCTGCGGTCGTCGGTCGTGTCGCTGAGTAGGATGTCGCCCATGAAGCCCAGGCCACCGCCCTGCGCCACGGCGCGGGTCCAAAACTTTGGCGTGTCCATCGCCACCGGGTCTTTCCCGCTGATCATCTGCTTGATCTGGAAGGCGATGGCGCCCAGCGCGGTCAGGCTGACCATCATGGCGCCCGAGTAGGCCAGCCGGTTGGCCATCATCGGGGCGCCCTCCAGGCCCTGCGGCGTGTCCAGCATGCGCCGCCAGTGGCGCGAGATCATGGCGATGGGGAAGCTCTTGAACTGCGCCACGGCCCGCCACAGTTCGCCGTCGATGGTGCCAGCCCGGCTGCCGCCTGCGGTGGTGATCGCCCGGGTGGCCAAGTCAGGATTCAGCACCGCAATCTCGGACTCGTCGCTGATCGCGCCCAGGTACTTGGCGACCACCTCACCGGCTCTCGGGTCGCCGGTTGCATAGATCGCATCGGGCGTGATGAAGTCGTGGCCGTTGTGCACCACCGGCTGCGCGGCCTGGATGACGCCCCAGTCGTCTGCGGTCAGGCCCTGCCGCCCCATGCGCCAGCGGTCGTATTCGGTCAACTGGTCCCACGCCGTGCCGCGCATGCGCCCGATGGCCTGCATGTGGGTCAACTGGAAGCCGCGCCGCAGGGTGTCGGTCCAGAAGTTCATCAGCGACAGGCGCATAGTGGCCGAAGCGATCCGGCCGCTCCACGACTGCGCCACGTTCTCGCCGGCCCAGCGGTTCAGGTCCGAGATCATCGACTCCGCGATCATGCCGTGCGAGTCCATGAAAGCCCGCGTCTCGCCCGTGGCTGCGCGCCCGATGTTGGCCAGGGCGTCGAAGTAGGGCAACTTGTTAAAGCCCGCAGTCGTCATGTAGGTGCCCAGGTCGGTGATGCTCGACAGCACCGCACCCTGCAGTTTGCCGAACGTCTCCACGTTGCGGATGTGCTGGCCGACCATCGCCACCCGCGCCGACTCGGGCGTGCCGGCCGATCCGTTCAGCAGCCGCCAGTAGGCGTCGGCCTTGTTGGCAAAGACGCGGGTGTTTGCACCGTCTGCACGCTCGGCCATGTCGAACTGCACCCGCATCTGCGCCTCGGGGTTGGGCCCGTAGCGCTCAACCAGGCCAATGTCCCGCGACAACCCGCCGATGTGGCCGATCATCGCGTCATACATGCTGCCGGTGCCGTACTTGGCGTGATAGGCCAGATAGGCTTCGCCGTCCTTGAAGTGGATCACCCGCGACTCGCTGCCACGGTTGGCCCGCGCTCCGCTACCCTTGAATGCGCCGGGCGCGGTCTTGTTGGCGCCGTCGCTGCTGATCGTCTCCCACGCGCCGCGCAGCACGTCCAGCACCTCGGCGTCATTCATGCGTGCGCCGTCTTCTCGCAGGTATTGCTTGCGGTCAACCCACTGCAGCGTGTCTGCCGCCCACGGATCAACGCCAGCCTTCAGGACGCGCAACTGGTCGTGAGCCGTGGGGAGATAGCCATAGTCCAGCCGCCCCACATCGCCGCCGGCCGCGTTGAAACGCTGGCGCATTGCTTCCGCAACATCCACCCACGCGGTCGCGCCGGCTTTGGCCGCTGCGTTCCCGGTGCCGGCCTTACCTTTGGCGAAGACCTCCAGCGCCAAGTCTCGGGTCATCACTGGGTTCTGCGCGTCGAACAGCACCATCAGTGCTTGGCGGCCTGCTGTGGCGCCCTGGCGGTCGTCGGCTGCGGCGATCAGGTCCATCAGGTTGCGCACGTTGTCGCGCTTCACCCCGTCGATGTAGGCGTTTGTCCGCTCGAAGTCGTGCACCAGCTGCGCCGTGCGGCCGGTCTGCCCTGACGCCGGCAGCCGCGTCTCCAGTTCGGCGGTCTTTACTACCTGGCGCTGCGCGTTGGCCACTTTGCGTGCTGCCTCGGCTGCGATGTCGGCCGCTGCCTGCTGCGCGGCCATCAGCATGCGCTGGTCTGCCGGCGTGGCCATCCACTGCTGCGGGTCTTGGCGGGCCAGCCGGCGCATGGTGGCCGACAGCCTCCCTTCGATTGCTGACGCCTGCGAGTCTGTCAGGGCCTTGCCGCCAGCAGCGAGCCGGGCGGTGTTCAATTGGGCGCGGCACTTTGGGTTCATACTCGCTCGATGGAATTGGCGTGGTGGCAGAAGTGGCTGGTCGGCATTGGCACCATTGGGGCCATGGTGCTGATCATCCCGCTCATGGTGTGGGGTGGCTCGGGCTCACTGTCACGCGCCTGGCAGGCGCTGCGCCAGTACCTGACGGGCATGGCCATCCTCGTGGCCGTGGTGGGTGGCTTCGGCGTGATCATGGCAATCGCTGAGCATGGCATCGGGCCGATCATCGGGATGATCACGGGCCGTTGACCAGCGCGCACTGCGCGGCCAACTCCACCAGCGGCGCATCGGCCAGCATCTCGTCAGCCTCGGCCCGCACCGCAGCCATGAACTCCGACAGCGGCATCGGCTTGTCCATGCCGTCGAGCATCACCATCATGTCGGGGCGCGTGGCTTCCAGCGTGTCCACCATCTGCGCCCGCTGCTGCTCGGGCGTCATGCCCTCCTTGGACTGAGCCTGCTCACCGGCCCTGGGCGCATCAGCCGCACCGCCTGCGATCAGCCGGTCCACCTCGGCCATGCGCGCCTGGATGGCGCCCCGCGCCGCCTCTGCTGAACTGAGCCCGCTGGCGCGCAGTTCACCGGCCAGACGCAGGATCTCGGCGCGGTCCTCGGGGTCCAGCAGGTCGCCGGCTTTCTTCAAGCATGTGGTCAGGCTGGCCATCAGAAGATCCTCTCAAATGCGAACAGCGCGGCCACGATGTCCTGGATGTCCTGCATGTCGCGTGCCGCTGCCTCCTGCTTCGCCTGCTGCTCGATCTCGAACATCGTGGGCATTGGGTCGAGCCGCCGCCGGCCACCGCTGCGCGGGATGGTCGGCTCGAGTGGCTCGGGCGGCTCAACAACCGCGCCGGCAAGCGCCAGCAGCAGGGACATTCAGGTCACTCCCAGCCGTACACCGGCTGCCAAACGAAGTTGATGACCTGTGATGCCGTCGCAGTGCCGACCAAGAACTTGCCCACCAGCGCCACGAACTCGCCCGGGTTGACGAACACCGCCGCGTCCCCGAAGTCGGCGAAGATGCGCCCGCCTTGCGGCTGCGCACCAATGGCAGCCCCGACCGGCCAGGTGGCAATGCCAAGCGCCACACGACGCGGCGCCTTTGCTGCAGCTGCTTCAGCCGTAGCCAGCGACACAGCCGTGTGCCCAAAGGCAAGCGAGAACTGAATTGTGGTTGCCGTGGTTGCGACCGCCGCGCCCAGGTTCACCAGATCGATCATCACGCCACGCAGCACCAAGCGACGGCCCGGCACTGCGATTGTTCCCGCCGGCACCTGATAGCTACCCCAGATGCCGTCAGTGGCCGCAGCGACGGCCGCAGTCACCGCGCCTTGGCCACCCAAGCCGGCCGGCAGGTTGGCGGTCAGCGCAGTATTCGACGGCGCAGCGGCGGTCGGGTTCGTGCTGTTGGGGTAGGTTGCCAGCGAGCCCATCGTGCCGCCGCTCAAGCCCTGATAGCTGCCCATCGTGCGCAGCCCCACCACCGACATGCGGTCGCCAGTCTGAACACCGCCCAGGCTGGTGCCGTAGTATTTGACGACAGGCTGATAGACCGCGCCCGCAGCGCCGCCAGTGATGGCGAAGCGGCACCCGAAGGCAGGCACCGACATGCCGGCAAACGGCGCGGGGTTGGCTGCGGGGGTTTCACCCACGCCCCACAGTTCGCCGTCAATCCAGAACTCGACCTCGCGCTTGCTGGCCGAGATGATGAACCGATGCACTTGGTTGACGACGGGCGCCCAGTTGGCATCGCCGTTGCTGGCGTCGGTCAGCGGAACCTCGGTTTCAACGCCGGCCACGTTCATGACGCCAACCAGCCCGCCAGCCTTCATGCGCCAGAAGGTGCCGTCAGCGGGGGCGTATGGGTTCGACGTACCAAACCGCACACAGCCAAAATCGACCACCACGTTTGCCGGGCAAGTGACAGCCGGGAACGTCAGGCAGCACTCACCGAACAGCGTGGTGGCGGTGACAAGCGGCGCCTCTGCATAGGCTTGGTACGAAACGCCGGTTGTCGTGGTGGTGATGCCGCTGGCGTTCAGCAGCATGCCTGCCGCAGACCATGTGATGGTCGCGGTGGTGTTCCGATACGCCGACTTGCCGGTGTTCTGTGCGGTGTAGTTGAACCACTCCTCGTCAACCAGCGAATCCTGGCCCACGCGAGCGCGGAAGTCTTCGTCCACCTCAAACGAACTCAGGTGCGGCGTTCCTGTGCGGTTGCCAGGGTCGTCTACCTGATACGAGTGGAAGGCGCCAGCCTTTGCTGGGTCGCCGTTGGTCCGCACCAGCAGTTGACCGTCAGCATCGACGTTTGCCCCAGCGCCGTTAGAAGCGCCGCGAATGTTGGTATCGAGTGCCATGTTCGTGTTCCTTGGTGGTTAAGCGATTTCCGCCCAGACGTAGTGCGTGAGCCACTTGCCCTGCATCTTCTGGGTGCTGCGGGCGTGGATGGTGAAGGTGTCGGCGCCTGGCTCGGTGGTCAGCGCGGCGAACAGTGGGAAATAGCGGTGATCGGCTGCGGTGTGGTCAGTGGTGGTGCTGTCGCCCATGACCCAGGCTTCGACGTGCGAGGCGGCAGTGACACCTTCGGCCACCACGGACACGCTGGCCTCGTTGCTGCCGGGCCATGCCCCGAAGTCAATCTCGACGGTTCCGGTTCCGGTTGCCATGCGCGCCTCAGAGTCGGGTGACGGTCAGCCCCGAGATGGGCGCCATCGGGTTGTTGCTGGCACGCCGGATCTCGATGCTCCACTTCTGCCCGGACTTGTCGGCGGGCTCGGCAGGCTGCACAGTCACGACAGCAGGCGGTGCGGTCACGTTCACCTGTGGCGCGGCCACCGTGACGTTGGGCGCCTGCATGCCCTTGACGATGGCGTCTGCAGCCTTGGAGAACGCAGCCGACAGCGCCGCGATGTCCAGCGGCTTGGGCTCGACCTGGGGCCGCTCCAGCAGCGCCACGATGTCGGCCAGGTTGGCGCTGACCTCGTTCCACGCCTTGGCGTTGGCGGTGGCCGCTGCGTTGGCCTTGGCCTTGTCTCCGTCGCGCATGCTCGACAGCGCCTGCACCAGTTGGTCCACAGAATCATCCATTGAGGCACTCCATCAGCTTGTTCAACATGACCGCCCGCTTGCGCAGCGCGACCTGCTCGCGGGTCACAGGGTCTGCACGCCCAGCGGCTTCCACACCGGCAGGTCGTCCGGCGTCGGCAGCACCGGCTGCGGTCGGCGCGTC